TGTCGCTCCTGGGGCGCGACATCGGGGAGCTGCCGGAAGTCGTGAATCCCGAAAGGAAGGAGTCGTGCCGCTTCGACTTCAAGCTCTTCTGCGAGACCTACTTCCCGGAGGTGTACAGCCTCGAATGGTCGGCGGACCATCTGCGCGCGATCGGGAAAATCCAGAAGGCCGTCCTCGAAGGCGGGCTCTTCGCCCTTGCGATGGCTCGCGGCAGCGGCAAGTCGAGCCTGGCGGAAACCGCCGCTATATGGGCGATGGCCTACGGGCACCGCGAGTTCATCGTCGTGATCGGCGCGAGCGAGGGCGCTGCGCTCGAAATGCTCGACTCCATCAAGACGGAGCTCGAAGTCAACGAGCATCTCGCCGAGGACTTCCCGGAGATGGTGTATCCGATAGCGAGGCTCGAGGGGATCGCGAACCGCTGCGCCGGGCAGCTCTACAAGGGCGAGAGGACGCGCATCGCGTGGACGGCGAGCGAAATCGTCCTCCCGACAATCGCGGGCGCGGCGTCGAGCGGCGCAATCGTCCGCGTCGCCGGCATCACGGGGCGCATTCGCGGCATGAAGTACAAGCGACCCGACGGGCGCACCATCCGCCCGGAGTTCGTCATCGTCGACGACCCGCAGACGAGCGAGTCCGCCGGCTCCGCCGAGCAGACGAGGAAGCGCGTCCGCGTGCTCGCGGGCGACGTCCTCGGCTTGGCCGGCCCCGGCCGCAAGATCGCGGGCGTGATGCCCTGCACGGTCATCCGCCCCGGCGACATGGCCGAGCAGATGCTCGACCGCTCGAAGCACCCGGAGTGGAACGGCGAGCGCTGCAAGATGATCTACCGCTTCCCGAAGAACGAGGAGCTGTGGAACAAGTACGCCGACCTCCGCGCCGACGAACTGCGCGAGAAAGGCACATTCCTAAAGGCGACCGAGTTCTACCGCGCCCACCAGAAGGAGATGGACGAGGGCGCGGTCGTGGCGTGGCCCGCGCGGTTCAACCACGACGAGCTCTCCGCCGTCCAGCACGCGATGGACCTGAAGCTCACCGACGAGGCCGCTTTCTGGGCGGAGTACCAGAACGAGCCGCTGGCGGAGGACCTGGGGACGGAGGAGCAGTTGACGCTCGACGGCGTGTCGTCTCGCGTGAACGGCCACTCAAGGCTTGGCGTTCCCGTCTCGGCGACGCATTTGACCGCGTTCATCGACGTGCAGAAGACGATGCTCTTCTACACCGTCGCGGCGTGGGACGACGACTTCACAGGACGCGTCATAGACTACGGCGAGTGGCCCGACCAGCAGAGGCGCTTCTTCACGCTCTCGGACGCGAACATCACATTGCAGATGAAGTTCCCGAGAAACGGCCTCGAAGGATGTCTTTCCGAGGGTCTCAAGAAGCTCACGGAGGAAATCCTCGGACGCGAGTATTTCCGCGACGACGGCGCGGCGATGCGGATCGAGCGGTGCCTCGTGGACGCGAACTGGGGGCAGTCGACGGACACCGTGTACCAGTTCTGCCGGGAGAGCGAGTTCGCGAGCGTCCTCACGCCTTCCCACGGCAAGTACATCGGCGCGTCCTCGAAGCCGATGGGCGAGTACAAGCGCGCCGTGGGCGACAGGGTGGGCATGAACTGGCGGATGCCGAACGTCCGTGGCAAGCGGGCGATCCGCCATGTCGTGTACGACACGAACTTCTGGAAGTCGTTTGTCGCGGCGAGGCTTCTCACCGCGACCGGCGACCGTGGGGCGATAACTCTATGGGGACGCTCCGCAGAAGACCATCTCCTCTTCGCCGAACACCTAACGGCGGAGTACCGCGTCAAGACGGAGGGCCGCGGACGCCGCGTTGACGAGTGGAAGATGCGCCCGGACGCGCACGACAACCACTGGTGGGACTGCATCGTCGGCTCCGCTGTCGCGGCGTCGATGTCCGGCTGCGTCCTGGCGGGGACGATGGCGGACGGCAGGCCCCGGACGGCGGCGAAGCCGAAGGTGAAGCTCTCGGAGCTGCGGCGGATGAGGCGATAGCCGGCGAAGGACGGGAAATTTTCTGCACAGATCGCCGGTTCCACGTGTATAGATACATTAGAGGGGCGCGATGGAGAGCGCCATGCCAGGAAGGAGGGAGCCGCCATGCGATATGGAAGCGTGTGCAGCGGGATCGAGGCTGCGACCGTCGCATGGCGGCCCCTCGGCTGGAGCTGCGCGTTCGTCTCGGAGGTCGAGCCGTTCGCGTCGGAAGTGCTGAAGACGAGATTCCCCGAGGTTCCGAACCTCGGGGACTTCACCAGAATCGGGAAAGGAGGCCGCTATGGAGCAATCGACCTCCTTGTCGGCGGGACGCCCTGCCAGCCGTTCTCCACGGGCGGCTTGCGCGGCGGAATCGCCGACCCTCGCGGGAGCCTCGCAATCGAGTTTGTCCGGCTGGCTGAAAGAGCGGATGCGCGGTGGCTCGTATGGGAGAACGTGCCTTCTGTCCTCTCCATCAACGGAGGACGCGACTTTGCCGCTTTTCTCTCCGAGCTCGCCGGATGGGATGTGCAAGTCCCCGGCGGAGGCTGGCGGAACTCCGGGATCGTCGCCGGTGCGCCGGTACGCTTCGGCGTTTCGTGGCGAGTGCTGGACGCAAGATATACCCGAGTTCCCTCATTTCCAAGGGCAATCCCGCAGCGAAGGCGCCGTGTCATCCTTGTCGGATGCCGTGGTTCCTGGCAGCGCGCCGCAGAGGTACTGCTTGGCGGCGAGCTATGCGGAGGCGATGCTCCGCCGCGCAGAGCGGCTGGGCTACAGCCTTCCGCCGGCGCTGGAGAATGTGCTTCGGGAGAGTGCTTCCCGATAGACATGATGAACCTCGAGGGGCGGACGAAGAACCTCAAGACGAAGTGCTACGACGAGGCGGGGAGCGCGATGTACACATTGCGCTCAAGCCACGTGAACGCCGTCTGCACGCCGACGCAGCTGAGGCGGCTGCTCCCGGAGGAGTCCGAAGCTCTGATGGGCTTCCCGCGCGGCTGGACCGACATCCCGTGGAAAGGCAAGCCGCACGCGGCGGACGGACACCGCCACCGCGCCTGCGGCAACTCGATGTGCGTGAACGTGATGCGCTGGGTGGGAGAGCGCATCGACGCCGTCGAAAGAGGAAAGGAGTTTGACGACTATGGACGAGAAGTCGATAGAGGAGGCGATGGAGAAACTGCTCACGTCGCCGAAGGAGGTGGAGGTTGACGGGCAGCGGGTGACGAACCAGTCGATGGCGGACATCGTCAAGGCCGCTCAGTTCCTGGCCTCCAAGAACGCCCTGAAAGGCAGAAAGCTGCCGATCAGAATCACCAAGATGGCATCGGGAGGAGGGATACTATGAGGCTGTGGCCATCCAGGAAGCGGAGCGGCAAGGGCCGGCCCTCGCTTCTCGCGAGGTTCCTCCGCGCCCGCTTCGACGCGGCGCAGACGACGAAGGACAACGCGAAGCACTGGGGCGCGGCGGAGTTCCTGTCCGCCGACGCGGAGGCGGACTCGACCGTCCGCAAGATACTCCGCACCCGCGCCCGATACGAGGTTCAGAACAACTCCTACGCGAGGGGAATCGTCAAGACCCTCGCGGAGGACACGGTAGGAACGGGACCAAGACTCCAGATGCTCCTCGAAGACGAGGAGACGAACCGGAGGATAGAGCACGATTTCGGCGTCTGGGCGAAGAAGACGCACCTCCCCGCCAAGCTGCGGACCATACGCATGGCCCGCTGCCAGGACGGGGAGGCGTTCGTCATGCTCGCGCGGAATCCAGTTCTCAAATCGAACGTGACGCTCGACATGCAGCTCATCGAAGCCGACCGGGTTACGGATGACGAACTTGCAGCCGATGCGAACTGCGTGGACGGCATCACGTTCGATCCTTTTGGCAACCCCGTCTCGTACAAGGTGCTGAAGAACCACCCCGGCGGGACGGACTCGTTCAACACGGAGACGATCACCATAAAGGCCGAGAACATGATTCACGTGTTCCGGCAGGATCGCCCGGAGCAGCATCGCGGCATCCCGGAAATCACGGCTGCATTGCCGCTCTTTGCACACCTGCGCCGGTTCACGCTGGCGGTGGTGAGCGCTGCGGAGGCGGCCGCCGACTTCGCGGGCATTCTC